GATCAGTATCTAACCTCATTAAGAAGTTGGTCACACATTACTGCTTGTATGTTATCATCAATGGAATTAGAAGAAAGGCAGATGATTATTTTTATACATCATCTTGGAATGGAACACATTGGCGTTCAAACTTTTGATCCTCAAGATAAGGGTATTCAAAGTGATTTCAAACCCAATGAAGGACAGAGAGATAAAGAGTAATGGAACCATCAGTATCAATTTTGTTTGCTGCAATGACAGTTCTATCACCACTATTGGCGAAAAACGGATACGATGAGGCTGCCAATGTGAATAGAGATGAACTCTATTGTGCCGCACAGAATATCTACTTTGAGAGTAGAGGAGAACCAGACTTGGGACAACTCGGTGTAGGACAGGTAGTTCTTAATAGAGTAGACAATAACAGATGGCCCAATACCGTTTGTGAAGTTGTCTGGCAAGAAAAACAATTTAGTTGGACTCACGATGGCAAGAGTGACAGAATTAAACTTGGCACTAAAGAAAATCGTCGTGTCTGGATAAAATCAATTTTCTATGCTCTTATGTCACTGATAGAAAATGATGTTACGAATGGAGCAACACATTATCACAGTACAAGTGTAGAACCTTATTGGGCAGAAAGTATGACACAAACTGCTCATATCGGCAATCACATATTTTACAAGGAGTAAAAAATGCAATCAGGAGTAAAAGTAGACATAATGGCCATATCAAAGGTGAATTCTTATTTTCAATCTGAAGCCGATAGGCTTGACAATGCGAATAGATACAGATTGAAAGATAAAGCAAGAAGGGCCTATCTATCTAAAGAAAAGAAGTTGTCTAAAGTACGACAACCCTTGACAAACGATACAGAATAGTGTATCCTTATATATAGTAACAAATCAGGAGAAGTAAATGAATAAGTTAGTAATCGCAACCGTAGTTTCCGCAACCCTTATGACTGGATGTGCAGGTTCATATTCAAAGCAAGACAGTGGCACTGCTGCTGGTGCTCTATTGGGTGGTGGTCTTGCTTACGGTCTTGGTCAGAATTCAAGCAACAAAGAAATCTGGACAGTTCTTGGTATCGGCCTTGGCGCTATGTTGGGCAATCAGATCGGTCAGCAGTTAGATGAGCGTGATCGTCTTATGATGGGTCAGAGTTTCCAGACTGCACTTGAACAAGCACCTGACAACAGTTCAAGTTCTTGGAATAACCCTAACACCGGCAACAGTGGGCAGACAATGCCAACACGAACAGTTATGGCGTCTAACGGCACACCATGTAGAGAGTTTACCCAGACTGTGATGATTGGTGGTCAGTCACAACAGGTTTATGGTACTGCTTGTCGTATGTCAGACGGCAGTTGGAAGATTCAACAGTAATGCCACAGTATCGCATGGTAAACCCGGAGACAGGAGAAGCAGAAGATATCTCCTGTAAGATTGCTGACATGGAAGCATTGAAAACTCAAGGTTGGACACATATTTTTGTACCCAACCCAAACTCCATTATCAGTGGTAGAGATATGTCTGGTCACGGTGGTGGTCACGGCACAGATGAGGGTTGGAAAGATACTCTAAGAAGAATTAGAGATAACAACCCTCATAGCACTATTGATGTGTGAACATTATGATAGAAGAAAGGGTAAATAAAGTAATTTCTAAAGTTCTTGATATTGAACAAAACTTTAGACCTGAAGATAACCTCATTCACGACTTGGGTGCAGACTCATTAGATATGGCAGAATTGGTATTGTCTTTGGAAGATGAGTTTGATATTTTTATTGATGATATGGAGGTTGAGAATATTCATACCATTGGTGAAATTGTTGAGTATGTAAAGATAAATATTTCACCAACCATCTAACTTAGGAGACCTCATACTTGAGTAGACATAAGAAAATGTATATTAACGCCAACAACCTTGTAACCGTAGAAAGTGTAGGACCTGCACAGGGAACTGCATTTGAAGAATATGCCAAAGGTAAAAACTTATTCCTGACCGGCTCTGCTGGCACAGGGAAAACCTTTGTCTTACTACACCTTGCCCTAAAAGAGGTTATGGATAAAAACACACCATACGACAAAGTAGTTCTTATTCGGTCACTACTACCCTCAAGAGATATCGGGTTCTTACCCGGCACACTGGACGAGAAGTCTAACTTGTATCAAGACCCATATCGTATTCTTGTTCGGTATCTATTCCAGATGCCTAACGAACAAGAGTTTCAAATGTTGTATGATAAGTTAGTAGCACAGGGTAGTTTAGAGTTTTACTCTACATCTTTCCTACGTGGACAGACATTTGACCGTTCTATTATTATTGTGGACGAGGCTCAGAATATGCTGTTCCATGAACTAGATACTATCATCACACGAACAGGACAAGACTCTAAGGTTATGTTCTCTGGTGATGATGCACAAACAGACCTAAAAAAGAATAACGGTGATCGTGAAGGTTATCGACAGTTCTCCAATATCTTAGAAGATATGGATGAGTTTTCAGTTATCACTTTCGGTATCGGCGATATCATCCGAAGTGGTTTAGTAAGAAGTTATCTAATCGCCAAACAAAATATGGGTGTCCGAGACACTGCATAAAACTTGAGTTATATATTATGAGAAAATTTATTTACGAAGGTCCAGCATGGCCTGAACTGCCTACACATAACATATCTGGCATGAGATTTTACGAAGTACCTGATGGTGATAAGTATCCTTCTATTACATCTGTACTAGGCGCACAACCTGGCAAGAAGGAAGGGTTACAGAAATGGCGTGATAGGATTGGTGAACAGCAGGCGAATATTATTTCTCGCAAGGCTGCAAATCGTGGTACAGTATTCCACCATATCTGTGAGGACTATCTTGTAGATAAACTTGATGAGAGTGCTCAAGAAAAACATAAGACAAAAAACTTTCTTGCTTGGGCTTTGTTTGGTCAAGTAAAGAAAGTTATTGATGAACGTATCGGTGATATCTTTTTGATGGAACAAACAATGTATTCACCTAAACATAAAGTAGCAGGTCGTTGTGACTTGATTGCTATGTTTGATGGCAAACCGACAGTAGTAGATTGGAAAACTGCCACGACAATGAAGAAGGATGAATGGAACACTGATTACTATACTCAATGTTCTGCTTATGCCGATATGTATACCGAACATACCGGAGAACTCATTGAAGATTTGGCAATCGTTATGGTATCTGAAGCTGGCGAAGTAGAAATTTTCCAGAAGAAGGTTGCCGACTACACTGATCGACTTGGAGAACTGATGGACGAATTTTATACTAATGCTATAGATAGGTTGAAACTGGCAGCCGCTTAATGGACGACAGTGAAGCTTGGTTAAAATATCCACAACATCACAAGTGGTTCAATAAACTTTGGTTAGCAGAACAGCTAAACTATGCTTGCGGCCCATCAGGTGTAAGTGTTCCTGAAGAAAAAGAATACTTTGTTAAACCCATTTACAATCTATCAGGTATGGGTGTTGGTGCTCGAAAAGCAAAACTAAGTCCGGCACAAGACTTAACAATACCAGGATACTTTTGGTGTGAATATTTTGAAGGAACTCACTTATCAATAGACTATCAGTGGCACTATGATAAACCGCCATATTGGAGACCTATAAAATGTCATAAAGGTATATCAGTATCACCACAGAGGTTTGAGAAGTGGGTAAAATGTGAAACGAAATTTGAGTTGCCACATTTCTTTGTAGAGTTATCGGATGTAGGTGTTATTAACATAGAAACTATTGGCGATAATATTATAGAGGTTCATTTACGTCCGAGTCCAGACCCGGATTATGATGAGATAGTGCCTGTATTTGCGAATGAATATACAATATTAAGTGATTCAAAATACAGAGACTACAAATGGATTGAGAGTTATGACGATGCGGATGGAGAACTTAATCCGCCTCGTCAAGGATTCTTAGTTAGATAAATAACATATGACGAGTTTACAACACTTGTACAAAACTTGTCGTCTTTTTACAACATATAGGAGAAGATATGAATAAGACTTTAATCGCACTATTTTGTGCTCTACCACTAGCAGCATCTGCTGCAGATACAGACTGGAAACATGACATGACAGTTAGTGCCGGTGGTGTATCAGTTGGTTATGACCAAGACGGCGGTGAAACCGTTGTGGGGGTAGGCGCAATCAGTTTAAAAAATAGTGATACTGTAGATATTGGTATTGGATATGCCACATCGCTTATGGGCGGTCTATCCGGTTCCGTATCTCTAGATCATCACGCTGATGATGACAACGTAGTCGGTATTGACACAGCAATGGATATGTGGGGTATGAATATTGCTCCTTCTGTCGATTGGAATGTAACCGATTCAGAATTTGATGGTGAAATGAAAGTATCTTACGGCCTCGCCGGTATGGATGCAAGTTCCACATTTATGTTTGACATTGATGAAACTGACTACACAGGTTCAGAACTAGCATTTGGTTATGCTTGGAATGTTGCTAGCAACGTAACAATCACACCTAATGTTACTGTACCATTTGACACCGATTGGGAACGTGGAGATGCCATTGCTGGTGTTTCTCTTAACTTATCGTTTTAATAAATAACTTTCGTGGACAACACCGTTGACGATAAAGAAGAAGTTGAACAGGACGCCGGGGCAGTGCCGGCCATCTCCACCAATACTGATGAGCTGGAGGGTTGGATGAACAACTTAGAACGTACCCATTGTATGAATATTGGCCTTACAGGTTACAATACTCAGGGTATGAAAGTTTATCCAGACTCTTGGTACTATACTCAAGATGAATGGAGTAGAAGTATCGGTTGGGGCACAGTTCCCCCAGAAAGAATAAAAGATTTCGGGGATGACACAGGATCGACTGGCAATGGAAATTTATAAGAGGTTTAGTCTGCACACTACAGAAGCCAATGATGACTTCTACCATCAGGAGTATGCGCTAGCAGCGTAGTCCCTGACGGGGTATGGGTACCGCCTTGTTAACCAAAGGACCCATTACTAATATGATCGAAAGCAAAAGTGGTCTCTGCCTCGGACGCCACAACTGATTGAACTGCTGAACCAGAGATAGGCTTGTTCTCCTTATTATTATTATGGCAACAAAAATAACACCTAAAAGATTTACAACTATCATAGAAGATTTAGTCAAAGAAAAACGACTAACCCACCTAGAAGCAATAATCTATTATTGCGAAGAAAACAATTTAGAGGCACATACCTGTACACGATGGATGGATAAAACCATGCGTGAGAAAATACAGTTTGATGCCGAGGCCCTTAATTACTTACCCAAAACGAGTTCGTTGTTTTGAGTCTAATGACACCATTAGAAACTTATCAATCATATCTCGCTCTAAAGTTACATTTTGGTGGCAAGTATGATTACTTTAAGTATGGCGGTAAGACTTCCGCTACGTTATCAGCATTTGAGAAACGCAAAGACAGATTCAAGTTTGTCAAGTTATCTCAGAAGTTGTCCGATCCACAAATACTAGATTACTATCTCGCCAACTTTATTCGTGGCAAAGAATGGATAGGAGACTTTGACCAGAAGAATTGGTTAGAGCATAAAAAAGTAAATCAAAGTTTAGAATATGTTTATGAAAATGATATCGAAAAACTCTTGACAATTAACGAGAATTTTGATATCCTATTTAAAGTGGGTGAAGGAACTCATCCCAAATTGGTGAAGGCGTATCTTGGTAAAAAAATTAGTCTAGAGACCTTAGTCATTCTAGAAAAAGTATTACACTACAGACAACAGTTTGACGCAAAGATTAGTGAAACTTATGTCTGGCCCAAGGTTAGTCTTTTAATAAAGAAGTATGAGCCGTTTTTAAAGATAGATGTGAGAGCATTTAGAATGAAAACATTGATTTTAGTTAAGGAGTTGACATTATGACAGAAGTAACAAAAGAGTCATATATTGACGAAGCGAAACGTAGGATCGCACATTTGTCCTACAAGAACGAGCAGTTAGAAGCTCGTGTTCGCAAACTGGAGCAAGACAATGCCGAGCTCCAACGGTGGGGCAACGATATTTGTTTGCCTAAGTTACAGGAACTCAGTGATGAGTTGGCTTCACGATACAATCAAAAGAAGTATCGCAATAGGAACTGGCGAGGCGAGTTAGGCCGTGCAAGAGAAGAAGGATCAAAAGTATATTGATCTTGTTTCCAAAATTGCTCAAGATGTTCTTCCTGTTAGTAATGCAAGAATCGCATCAGCAATTGTAATTGGCAATACTGTAGTTGGATTGGGTCGTAATTCTTACAAGACCCATCCACTACAGGCCAAGTACGGCAAGACCGAACACACAATACACCTTCATGCAGAAATAGATGCTATCAAGAATAGTTTAAGACGAGTATCTGTAGATGATCTTACCAAAGCAACCATATACATTAGTAGAGTAAAAAAGAGAGATAGAAAACGTGGATTCGTACCTGGACTTTCTGCACCATGCTCTGGCTGTATGGGTGCTATTACAGACTTTGGGCTTAAGCGCATTGTTTATTCTCTGGATGGTGGAGGATTTCAGGTCATAGAATGATTAAACAAATAAAAAATCTCGGTGAGAAAGGTATGGTTTATCGTCGTGGGATGCAGATTGTCCTAGAGAACGAAAATACTGGAGAACACCGAGCAGTAAAAGTTATAATGCATGACAGTAGACAAGGATGGTTAGCAGAGAGTAACGATGGTGATTGGCAATGGTATCGAATGAATAACGAATACTGGTCAAGTTCACCAGAACATTGGAAATACATAAAGAAGGTAGGAACATGAGAAAATTAGAATATGTTTGGCTTGACGGTTACAAACCCACACAGTCATTGAGAAGTAAGGTAAAGATTGAAAACCATAATGGTTATTTACCAGAATGGTCTTTTGACGGATCATCTACACGGCAGGCAACGGGAGACAGTTCTGATTGTATTCTTAGGCCTGTTGCTGAGTACACCACAATAGACCGTATTCGTGCTGATGCTACACGCACGGCGCCTGGTCTAGAAGGTACATATGTAATGTGTGAAGTGATGGGTGCTGATGGTGAACCGCATGAGTCTAATACACGAACAGAATGCCTTGATCTCATTAGTGATGAATGGTGGTTTGGCTTTGAACAAGAATATTTTATGTATAAAGACGGTCGTCCCCTT